AGCGCCTCTGCCTGCGCGCCAGCGGTGATGCCGACGCGAGAGCAGAAGGTGGTGCCGTAGGTTTCGTAGTCGTATGTGGCGACGCAGGTAGCCATTAGGCGACGCTCGGCATTGTGAGGCCGTCGGCGGCGTATTCGGGCCACACGCAACCTTGGCGGCGCTCGGCCTCAAGGCTGGCGGTCGAGGACGGGGCGCCGTGGGTGAGGGTGATGGTGGTGCTTGCACCGCGTGCGATCACGATGCGCGTGACGATGAGCGCGACGCTTGGGTCACGGGTGGAGATGGCGGCGGCGGCGAGGGCGGCTTGGATTTGCGCGGCGGTGGGTGCGACCTGCGCGCCGTCGTTTGCCTCGGGCCCACACACGAGCCAAAGGTCGGCGGCACCACTGGCCAAGCGCACAGCCACGAGCGCTGCGGCTTTTGTTTTGCCGTTTGCCGTGGGGATGACGGCGGCAGTGCCGTCCAGGTTGATGCTCTTGCTCCACGCGCCAGTGCCGAAAATGGCTTGGTTTGTGAGCGCGGCTTGTCGGGCGAAGAAGCCGCCCAGCTTGCAATCAAATGTGGTGAGGTTGATTTGAATGGCGGTCGTATCGACGGTGCCGCCGTTGCTGGAGATGCCGCCCGTGTTGATTGCGCCGAGGATGGTGGTGTTGAGGATGCAGAGGACGAAGCGGGCGAGGTCTTGGTAGGACTCGACGCGGATGTTGCTGAGTCCAGTGGTGGAGCCGCGCGAACGACCCGACAGATCCTGTCCTGGGATCTCGTTGAGCAGCGCGCGTGTGGTGGTTGGTTGGGCCATTTATCTTGTCTCCCTAGAGAGACTGCCCCGGTTGGGGCAGTGGTGGTGCGGTGGTGAATTGAGGGGGAGGGATTAGGGAGATGAATTAAATGCTGGCCAATTTGCGAAGCGCGCGGGGCAAGGGGATGCCAAAGCCGACGCGGTTGCTGGCGATCAAGGTGCGCTTGAAGCGGCGGAAGTCGTCGTCAACCGTCCCCGCTTCGACCGAAGCGTCTTCGCGGTCGAGGATTTTGCATCCCATTTGGAAGTCGCCGATCACACCTTGGGTGCTGGAGAGCTGGTTGCTCCACATGAGGGGGATCGCATAGACGCGGTCGGGTGCGCCGTCGGTGGTAGAGGGCAGGTAGATGTAGTGGCCATCGCTGGCTTTGGATTGCACGACGGTCTTGTGGGCCTGGGGCGCAACGACGATGCCCGTGGCAACGTAGTCTTCGTAGGCCAGCTCGTAGGAGGCACCAATAAGGAAGTCGAGCAGGGTGCCGGTCGAGAAGGTGAGGGTGGGGACATCGGTGTCGGAGAAGATGCCCTTGATTTTGTTGGTGCCGCCGTCGCCGTAAAAAAAGTTGAGGTCTTCGTTGCGACCGTGACGGGCGAGCAAGCGGTCTTGGATAAACGCCTCGGCTTGGTTCACGTCGGAGAGCACGTCGATGTTGATTTTGAGCGCGGTCGCGAGGCGGGCGATGGCGACGGTGTAATCCTCCAACTCTTCATAGCTGGAGGGAGCGAGCAATCCCTCGGCAGTGGTGCCGTAGGCGCGCGCGCTGACTTTGTCGCCTGCGGCCATCGCGATGGTGGTGGCGCTGACGGTGAGGACGTTTGTGTTGGTGTTGACACCCGAGATTGTGACGACTTCGGTGGCGCTGCCGTTGTCGAGGGTGAGTTGATTAAAGGGGCTGACGGTGCGGAAGCCCGCAGCATTATCGACGGTGAGGCTTGTTGCGCCGATGTTCGCGAGCGCGGTCAATTTGGCGACGTGGTCGTATTCGGCGACCTCGCGATCCATGACGACGCTGTTGGTGTTTTGAGATACGGGGATCACCTCACACAACTGACGAAGCACGGGCATGCGCTTGGGAAAGGTGATGATGCCTTGTTGGTAGAGCGGCACCACACCTGCGCCGTAGTTGGTGGTGTCCATTTCGATGGAGGCTTTGATTTCGCGGTGGGTCTTGCCCCAGAACCGCTTGACCTGGACGGCGGCGATGTGTTCGCGCTTACCGGGTGAGGTCTTCCAGTCAGAGAAGTGGCCAGAGTCCACGAACTGACGACCGACGCTTTTGGTTTCGACGTGGCCGTCAGCCTTGCCACCGCCAGCGGCGCGGGTTTCCAGGCCAGCAATCACACCAACGAGGCGCTTTTGCTCGGCTTGGAGCGCGGTGATTTGGGGGCCAAAGGTCTTGTCGAGTTCGGCCTGGAGTTGCTCGGCTTTGAGACCGCCACCCGCGTTGATCTCTTTGCGGAGGTCTTCGACCTTGCCGTGGAAGGTGTTGCCGAGGGTTTTAATTTCGGTGCTGATCTGGTCAAGCAGATTCTTTTCTTGGTCGCCTGCGGGCATTTTAATTCTCCAAATGGTGCGGCAATTAGACCGCGTGCGTGCGGATGATTTGGGCGGCGCAGGCCAACTGGACGCACCGCAGGATGGAGTCAGAATTGAGCGGGGGCGCGTGTTTGATTTCTTTGCGCGCCTCGCGGATTTCTAGGATTTCGGCGTAGGGGTTGGCGGGGCTGTCCACGATGGACACCTCAACCAAATCAAGTTCGACGATTTCGCGGACCGGGTAGCCCCATTTGGTCAGCACCAGCGGGCGACCGTCGAAGCCGTCGAGAAAACGGGCGACGGTGTTTTGGAAGCCGATGCTCAAACCTTTGCAGATCCCACCGTGAACGAGCTTGAGCATGTCCTCGGCGACCGTTGTGGTCAGCGGTTCGCCTTCGACGTAGAGGCCGGGTTTGCCGCGTGCGCCGTCGATGTCTTCCTCGACCACGTCCCACTCGCCCACCACGTCGAGGTGTTGGTTGTGCATTTTGACGCGGGTGCCGTTCTGGGCATGGCGGGCCAAAGACCCAGCGAATGCGCCAGCGCGGATGATGTCGCCGTAGGAGTCGTAGCGGTCGGGGGGTTCAAACGTGGAGCCGTAGCCGATGATGCGGCGGCCTTCGGCTTTGCTTTCCAGCTTGGCGGCGAAGGTGCGGTACTCCACCCCCGCTGTGCGCTTGGTCTGGATGGGGCCAGACCGGGCGAGGCGGACAAGTTCGGCGAAGGCTTCGGCGTCGCCGCTCATGGCCGCTTTACTGAGGCGGGCTATCGGGTCCATTAGGACTCCTCATAAAGCACCACACAGCGACAGCCGGGGTGTGCAGGGGGTGTTTGATATGCGCCGTCAAATCCGGCGGTGAGTGCAACGGAGCGACCGTTCAAGCCAGCGCAGGTCGGGCAGGGCTTGCCGGGTTGCGCGCGCCAGGTCTTCTTGAGGGGGCGGGCAAATGCGCCGCTCGCTTCGGCGCGCTCCATCGTCACCTGCGCGCCGCCGTTCCATGCGGTCGCGAGTTCGGTGCGGGCGATGACGGCTGCGCGTTGCCTGACCATGCGGCCAGCCTCGCGGGTGACGCTCAGGTTGAGCGTGTCGCCGACAATGCCCTCGGCTTGCAGCTCCGCTCGGCGCTTCAAGAGGCTCGCGGTCTGCGCTTCGGTTAAGGAGAGGACGGGGCGCAAGAGCTTGGCGAGCGCGGTCTGGGAGAGAGGTTCAACGGTCGCGTGGTAGTTGATGAGGGCGCGGATAGCGCGGCTTTGGCCGTCGGTAAATCCCGCCAGGATGGTTTGTTGGCGACGCCCGATCCACTCGCCGATCACCTCGGGGGTGAGGAGTTCGCGGATGTGTTTGGGCGCGGCGCTGACTGCGGCCCGCATGGTGTCGGACCAGCGGGATGCCAGCTTTGCGTTGAGGGTTTCGAGCGCCTCGGTCGTGCGTGCGCTGACTGGCAGGGTGATTCCGCCAAGGTCTGCGATGGCCTGCGCTTCGGCCATCGTGAGGTCTTGCCCCATCTTGCCGAAGACTTCCTTTGCCCATGCCGCAACTTCCGCCTCGCGGCGGGAGGTGTAGGCGACCATGCGCGCGGCGGTGTCGGGGGGCAGGGGGGCGGCTTTGAATTGGAAGGCGGCGTGCATGTTCATGCGGCGCTCCTTCCGGCGTCGAGGCCGAGGTCTGCGTTGCTGATGCCTGCGGTCAGGTCGGAGACAGGCACAAGATTGGACGGCACGAGACCTACGTCCCAGCCGGGGTATTCTTCGACACCCAGGCGAAGCGTGTCGCTTGTCTGATTCATGGGGACGCCGCTCGCGAGCATGTCTTTGCCCACCTTCCAGCGTTCGCGCAGGAGGGGGAGCAGCGCGTCGACTGCGCCGAGGTCAATCTCAAGCCACACGTCGGGGCCGTACTCGCGGCACACCGAGAGGTTGAGGGCTGACACAATGCGACCCATATGAGGCAGGACCGTTTGCGTCATCATCGCCAACATCCCCACCTCAAGGTTTGCGTAGGTGGAGCCGAGGGAATCAAGCACGACCTCGGGGATGCCCATGACGTTGGCGATGGCTTTACGGGTGAAGGTGCGACCGTTGAGCAGTTCGAGGTCTACGGCGCTCTTGGCGAGGTCCAACCACTTGGCGTTATTCAAGATCATCGGGCGGTGGGCGTTCTTCGCACCCAACCACTCGTCGGTCATTTGCTTTTGGACGTACCGCTCTTGGATGTCGCCAAGCGGCTGGTCAAAAGATATGATGCCATCAGGCACACCACGGTTTTGCAGACTGACCTGCTGCCATTCGCTGGCTTGGCGGTCGGTGCTGATCTCGCGCTCGGCGGCCTCGACCGCAGCGAAGCCTTCGTCGCGTTTGCCGGGGCGGACCCTGGCGATGCGGACAACTTCCGACGGTGCGACCTTGGCTTTGTTGCCGACCAGTGGCTCGTAGTATTCGACCACTTGGCGGCGGATGTTCTTGTCGATCTTCGGTTTGAACGCACCGGCACCGAACGGCCACAACTCATGGGGGAGGCCCATGCCGGGGTAGAGCTTGGATGGGCCGACCGCCTGCGAGCGGTATTTTTCAAGGAAGCACGTACCCGTCAGCGTCAGGTAGAGGCTGACCTCTTCGACCCATGCATCCCACGTCACATCGGGCATGGGGTGGCGCAGAAGCGCGGCGAGCGGGTCATCGCTCATCCACGGCACTACCTCGGTGCCGCGACGGATCACGAGAGGCATGGCGGCGCAAGCTGTGGCGATGCGATCCGCGCAGGTGTAAACCCATGCGCTTGCTTTTAGGTGCGAGTCTGCCGGAGCCGATTTCGCGAAAGTGTAGGACCACACAGGCTCTGACCGCTGGCCAAGCTCGGGGAGATCGGTCGTGGACTTGATCTCCCGTTTGGGTTGGGCAGGGGGAGCGGCCTTGCGCCAGGGGGTGAGCCAGTTGGGGAGCTTCATGTGCGCACCCCCCCGTAGATGCTAGGGATTCGGTTGCTCGTGCCTGTTTGCAGCACGGCGCGGATGGCTTGGCTTGCGGCGTCAACGCGGTCGTCATTCGGCGCAGCGGGGAACGTCGTGACCTCCACCAGCCAGTCGCGCACCCACGGCTCGCGGGCGGGCATGGGTAGCCAGACGTGGCCTTGTTCGATAGATGCAGCGGCGGCATGTGCGCGGCTAATCTTGGAGCCGACAGCAGGGACGGGGGTGATCTGCGGAATGGTTGCGCGTAACTCTTGGATGATCGCCTTACCGTGCGCGGCGTCCTCGACGAACACGCGGCGGGGTTGGTGATGTGCCACAAGCTGCACTAGCGCGGAACGCTGGGCGGGGTAGTCGCACCGCTTGCGCCACTCTTCGAGGAGGTAGATGTCTGGACCTTTCTTGCCCCAGACTTGGATCACGGCGAACGAGGCGGAATCGCTGGTCGATCCGGCGGAGAAGTCGGCAGATAGACACACCTCATCGAAGCGGTCGGGCAGGGTCGCGTAGGGCCTGAACCAGTCACGACGCCAGATCTCACCGCCGGGGGTGGTGGGTCGTTGTTGGTAGAGGGCGGCCCACTGCACCGGGCCAAGCGTTGCGCGGATCTTTTCGAGGGCAGAGAGAGGGTAGCGGGCGGGGTGGAGCGCTTCGCCCGCACGCCGCAAGAGCTTGCCCGTGATGGTGCTGTATTCGTCAGCTTCCGCAATCGCGGGGAAGTCGATGATGGTCCAGCCTTCGTGTGCGCTGTGTTCTTTGATGCGGCCAAATGCAGCGCGCCCTCAACATCCGCATCACGGCTGGGGGTACGCAGTGATCCTCGGCAAAACCACACTCGCCGTCCAGCGCGTTGCCGCTGGCTCATTCACCAACGGGCGCTATGTCGCGGGCGCGTCCACGACCTTCGACATTGAGGGATCTTGGCAACCGCTGACGGGGCGACAGCGCGAGCAGTTGCCCGAACTGTACCGCACGCGCCACACGGCGAGCCTGCGGTGCGACGCCCAACAGACCAAGCTCTCTCCCGTCGATGTGGGGGCAAAGACCCGACAGGACGTGGTGGTTCGTGAGGGTCGCCGATATGAAGTGATCGCCGTCGAAGACTGGACCGACCACACCGCGCCCACGCGCCACATCGAATACACCCTCGCTGAGATCGGCGCGGATGAGGAGGCGAGGCGATGACCCACCCCGCCTACGAAAACGAACTGCAAGCGTGGGTCCGCGCGGTGGTTGCACCGTTTGACGTGCCTGCGCCTACGCCCCCAGCGGTCGTCCCCGTCGCGCACACCGTCCAGGTCGTGTGGGCGGATCAAGACGCGCCTCGCCCGAAGCCCCCGTATCTCTCCCTCCAGGTCATCAGCACACGCGGCTTGGGCCGTCCCGAGCGCGTCACCCAAACATCCGAGGGTGCGTCGGGCGTCGAGGCCGTGCTTGCCCAGCGTCGCGAAGGCATCCTCGAAGTCCAAGTCTACGGGCCAAACCACGACGCGCTGATGTCGGCGGTCGAGTTATCCATCCGCGACAGCGACCGCATGGACGCGCTGCGCGCCGAGAGCGTTGCGGTCGAGAGCCACGGGATACGCCGCAGGATCGGGCTTGCGTCGTCGCGCGTCACCGAGACCCGCAGCGTGACCGAGTTTGTGTTCCGCTACGTCGAACTCCAAACCGTCGCCGTCGCAGGCGCAGTCGGCACCGTCGAGACATCCTTCCAAGCGATCACGCGCACGCAAAGCGGTCAGCAACGCGGCGGCCCCGGCCCCCTCATTACGCCACCCCCCACCAACACCAACACCGGCGCGCCGTTTGATTTCGAGATCACGGTGCCGACAGAAGAGGATTAAAGCTCATGGCCAATTTCGACGGCAACGTAGTCATCAACGTCACTGGCGACGCGCCCGCAGTGCCTTCGCGTTCGTTCGGCACGATCATGTTGATCGCAGCCGCGACCACGCTGGGCGCGGGATTCACCGAACGCTACCGCGAATACACCACCGCCGCAGGTGTCGCAGCCGACCTCGCCGCGACCGACATCAGCGCAGCCACCGCCGCCAAGCTGAACGCTTGGCTCGCGCAGTCCCCCCGCGTGGCGAAGGTCATGGTGGGCCGCGCGGACATCGAAGCGCAGGTCACGACCATCACCATCAGCACCGCCGCCGACGGCGTCTGGACGGTGGCGTTCACCACCCCCGGTGGTGTTGAGATCGAAGCCGACTACACCGCGTCTGGCTCGGCCCTCGCCTCGGCCATCGCCACGGGCCTGCGCGCATCCATCACCAGCGAACTCGGCTCAGGCTCAGGCGTGACCGTGGGCGGATCTGGCGCAGACCTCACGCTGACCGCAGCCGCAGGCGACGACGCATTTACACTGCCCGTCGTGACCGAACCCGGCAGCGGTATCGCAGGTGTCGTCGCCACCAACGCCGCCGTCAGCCTCAAGACCGAACTCGACGCCATCCTCGCCGACACGACCGCGTTTTATTGCGTGTGCCAAGAGGCCACGAGCCACCT